AGATGATACAGATTCGACTACCATATAATAGCCGTTATAGTTGGTACTTTCAGCAATACGAAATACCTCTCCAACATTTGCAGTAAATAATGGAGTTCCATTAGTAGTTACAGTAAGTATTCCATTATTTTCAGCAAGAGAAATATCTACTACACCATTAAAACCACCTTTAATTATTGTTCCAGCATCGCCAATATGCCAACTTTTAGTTAAATTTTGTGATACACCTACTGCTGTTACAGCTGATACATTTGTAATATTTGATTCAACCCAGTTAGTAACTCTTACAAATGGCTGTGCCGCAGCAGATGTTTCGGTCGCTAAATGATTTGCTTTATAAATTTTACTATTACCGCCCCATAATGTAACTAGTGTATTATTACCAGCTGTTTTAACTTTGAATAATCCATTATATTCTGGAACTTGACTTCCTTCTATTTTTATTACACTTGTAGTAGCAAAATTAGTAGCATCCAAAAATGTACCTCCTTCTGTTTCTAGTTGGATCTCTCCATCGTTAATACATGATATTGTTAAAGTACTAACATTATTTCCAGCTGCATCAAAACTTGCAGTACCATCACCAATCATCGTATGTGGTTTCATTTGGGTTCGATTATATCCAACCATTTGTGCCTCTGCACCATTACACCTTAGACATACTGCTGTCTGTGAGTGATCTTCGTCTGCAACATGTCTAAGCCCTGCTGCATAAAATTCATATACGCCCTCTTCAAAATTAGATTTCCATTTATGTATAATATCTTTACATTGAAAGTGGCCATTATAATTCGTAGTACCATAGATTTGAATAACTGTGCCAATATAAATTTGAGGATCTATATTATTATTTCCAATAGTCAATACAATTCTATTATCTTTTATATTAGAAAAATGTAAATTATCTCTATTATTATTATGTGCTGTTAATTCCGTTGTTAAATTGCCTAGTTCAAAATTCTTTCTTGGTCTAGTAAGTTTTTCTACTGAGACCATCTCATTTTTGTTTCTATTTACTTTAAAAGGTATTGCGTTTACATTATTAGATAATACTTTCGAACAATTAATTTTTAATTCATTTACTAAATTATTTTGTAATAAATCAAATAATTTTAATGAATATTCAAATCCGTTGCTATCAGCATTATCATATAAAATATCAACATCTTGTATGTATTTACTTAATGATATCTTGGTATTATTTAAAGATTCTGCAATAACATCAATATTTTCTTTTGCATGTCGCCTGTTATACGTATTTAATTCGTAAATATATGGATTTTTATCAACATATATTGATTTCATATTCTTCATATAACATATAAAATACAAGATATACAAATGTGGTGATAAAACCGATTTTATTAAATGCATATTTAATAAAATCTATTATATTGAAATTATTTTTGTTATATTTGTAATCATTTTTAACTCATTTTTTATTTTGTTAATTTTATTAATATAAATATCAAAATCTTGATTTATTATTAAACCAAAAAAATTTGTAATATAATCTATATTATTTTTTTCATTCACTACATCATTCATTGAATTAATAATAACACGTGGAATTACACATATAGGCGTTAATGTATAATAAAAGGGTTCATTATTATTATAGATACACATAGTTAGAGAATATGTAACTGGGTCTATATTAAATATAAAGATAGGTAAATTGTAAATATAATAATTATTATAATTTAGATGTATATGTAAATTATTAAATATGTTATTATCTAATAAATTGTTATTAAAATAAGTAGTTATATCAGAAGTATTATTTAATGTATTTTCAGTAATATATAATTTATATACATAAAACCCATCTATTAATTTTAATTTATTAAATTCTATTTTTATTAACATAATAAAATTATTTTGTAATAATTTTAATTTTCCTAAACAACTTTCTATATTATAATCTTTATCTAAATTATTATATATTATTTTAATTTCATTTAAATAAAATGTAATTTGTTCTTCTATTTTTTGTAATAATTCGAATATTTTTTCTATAGTACATAGTATATCTTCCGTTTTAATAATTCGTTTATTAAAGTTATTAACCATTTAATAATATTAATAAAATAATATTAATTATTCATAATATAAACTAATATAAAATATAAGTAATATCAGGAATAGAGTAATAATAATTGGGATTTTATTATTTGATGCATCATCTAAATCATAACATTGATTAAATTCTTCTACATCTTTTATTTTTGGTATATTATTTTTTTCAAATTTTTGCAATACTAAATTCTTTTTATTTTGGACAAAAGTATGAATTATACTTACACTTTTCTTTAATGATCTTTTTATATTCTTAGAATATTCTAGATCTGAATTATATTTCGGTTGTAAAGAATCCAGCGTACAATTAAATTTTCTATATATTTTTTCTATTCTATTTAATCTTTCCAGTTCCTCATTGTAAAAATCTATTCTATTTTGAGGATATATACTATAAATTTTATGCTGTTTATTAAAATAATCCCCTGAATATAAATTATATAATGATTTCCACTCTGTTTTTAATGGTTCTGAAACATATCTATATGAATCATAATCAAAAATATTATCAATCAAATTGTTTGACATATATAATATATATCATCAAAAAAATTATATTATATATATATATAATGTTAAATTTAACAGAAAAACATGTTGTAGTCGTATTAGTTTTAATTGCTATAATTTTCTTATTATTTTTATCTACACGAACACCAATATGCAATAAAGAAACATTTAATGGATTAAATCACTATTCTCAAGAGAATAATGATTTATATATGTCTGATAAAAAATTATCAGACATAACCGATATTATTGAATCTAATAAAGAGAATCCACTATTATTAACAAAATCTGATATGGCAGATCTAAAAGGATCATATGATTTAAATAACAATTCATCGGTTGTTGATATATTTACTAATTCATATGAAGCAGATATTAATAATAAAATACCAGAATATGCCAACTTAACAGAAGAAGATACCTCTAACACGGAAACATCTAAAACAGACACATCTAATATAGATATGGAAGATAACATGTTAAATGACGTAATACAGCCAAAAAAAGACGATGAACCAGTATTAAATGATAAACCATTTGATTATGCAAATAATTGTTCAGATAATGTTGTTATGGAAGAAGATCATATATTAGATGGAGATGCGCCAATTGGACATGATACTAACTTTAATTATAGTCCATTTGGTTTATTAGAAGATGATATGAAATCATTTATACCAATAAAAAATAACCCAAAATTAGATGATAGCAAATGTGTTGTATTACGTGATGCTCTTTTAGACTTAAACAAAACGGGTTATATTGAAAATAATCGTGTAGAAAGTTCATGGAATAATACATTTAAAGATACCTGTGGTAACTGGTAAATATTGAATTTTAATAATTTAAATATAATATGATATTTATATTTAAATATGTCAAGAAAAAGGGAGAGAGCAAATAGTTTTTTAGATAATACAGATAAAATAATTGATAATGAAAATATATTTGATTATCAATATTATTTAAATTTAATAAATGATAATAATGATATAATAGATGGATTTAAAAAATTTAAAAATATTGCAAAAAATCATTTCTTTTCAAATAATGAAGTATTAAGATTACAAGATGACTTTTATATTAAACAAAGTGAATATCAAAATATTAAATTATCACCAGATTGTTTTTCTAATACAGGTGATTTAATAGATATTTTTATTTCAACTAGTAATAAAAATGATATTAAAATACATAATATCCCAGAGAGTTATCATGATTATATTCAAATTGTATTAAATATACTAAATCTTCCAAGATGTATTATACATATTTATAATATTATTGAATTTGATAATGTAAGAGAAATGCGAAAATCAAAAATGTCATTTCATAATGATAATTATGGATTTTTAATTAATCAAGATAAAGATATATATTGGACAATACAGCATGTTAATAAAGTTAATATTAACAAAAATCGTAAATTCAATTTATCATCTATTAATTTAATTAATGATAAAATATTTTCTATTAATATTGATGAATTCATTACGCCAAAAATTAAAAAGGGAACAGTTGAAGAATATTTAGGTAGTGACTGGGTAGCAGCAAGTAAAACGAGAAATGCATCACTTAATGATCATTGTTTGGATTATTTTAGAGCATTTAATATTAAAAAGTTCGAGGATAAACCAAAAAAAATGACATTTTGTTTTGAACCAAGTAGCAAATATGAACGAAAAGATAAAGAACCAATTGATGCAGCTTCATTTGTTGATTTTCTTTTAATCAGTGGTAATAAGTTTGAAGATAAAATAATTAATGATCTTAAAAATAAATTTGGTAATAAACTTGTGAAGATATGTGAATCATATGAATCACGAAATATGAAATATTTTGAAAATACACTAGATGAAATGAAAAAAGGCACACCTATTATACATCAAGCTATTTTATATAATTATGATCATAAAGTATTTGGAAGTGCTGATTTATTAGTAAGAAGTGATTATATTAATAAAATAACAAATAGTGAAATTTTAAATAGTACCACTAGTAAAATTAAAGCACCATTATTAAATAAAAAATATCATTATAGAGTAATTGATATAAAATATTCTAAAATTCATTTTAATTCAGACGCTGAAACTATGAGAAATACAAATAATGTAAAACCATTTAAAACACAGATTGCTATCTATAATTTAGCTTTAGGTGAAATGCAAGGATATTTACCAGATCAAAGTTATATTTTAGGAAATGGATGGATTCTAAACAAAGTAGAAAATAAAATCCCTATTGGTAAATCAAATAAAGATCCATTTGATAAATTAGGTAGCATCAATTATTCTACTAAAGATAATGGATTTTATACTACCGCAATGGATGCAGTTGATTGGATTAAAGAATTAAATTCAAGAAATGATTTTACACATGATCCTCCAAACGACGATAGACTTTATCCAAATATGTGTAATACATATGATGGATATTATCATAAAATTAAAAAAGATATCGCAGCCAAATACAATGAAATTACAGATATATGGAATTGTGGTGTTAATCATCGAACAACTGCATTTTCGAATAATATACGATCATGGAAAGATCCATTATGTACTGCGGAAACAATTGGAGTAACTGGTATTAAAACAAGTAAAGTTGTAGATAATATATTACAATTTAATCAGAAAAGGAATCAAATTATTAATATTTCTAGAATTGATCATAATAATAATAATTGGCGGAGCAATGATTTAACATTTTACGTTGATTTCGAAACAATTGGATCTATTTTATTGAATTCAAGTGAAAAAACTAAATTAGGAGTCGATGGTGATTATATTTTTATGATAGGTATTGGATGGAATTGTCCAAATGAGGAAACTTGGAATTATGAATGTTTATATGTTAATCAAATTACATTAGATGAAGAGAAAAGAATAATGAATAAATTTAACGAAAAAATTAAAGAATTGGAATCGCAATATAATACTATTGGTAAAGTAATTCATTGGAGTCATGCAGAAAAAACATTTTATAATAAAGTAAATAGCAGATATGGTTATATTTTTAATTCTATTAATTGGGTTGATCTTTTAGAATTTTTTAAAGATAATAATATTCTAATATTAGATTGTTTAAACTTTAGTTTGAAGACAGTAGCAAAAAATATGAAAAAATATGGCTTAATACAATCTATTTGGGATAATGATGTTTCAGATGGATTAGATGCAATGTTCTTATCATGGCATGAATATAATATTTTGCAAGATATTGAAACTTCTAATAAGTTTAATTCTATAATTAAATACAATGAAATTGATTGCAAGACAATGTTTGAAATTCTCAAATATTTAAAGAGCAATCATTAAAAATTGAAAAATTAATATATAAATATAAATTTTTATATTTATATAATGGATACAAATATGGATTATCCTGAAATATATAACACAAACTTGTCATGGCATATTATGCCAGACACTACAGAATATATTAAAATCCTACAGGAACAAGGCGTTTCTAACTTTAATCCTATCGCTTTTTATAAAGAAGCAAATAAGGACCGAGTAATAGAAGACCAAGATATTAAGCTTACAAAAAAAGAAAGAAAAAAAACAAAGATTTCGAAAGCAGGGAAACAAATGATTGAAGATAATATTAAAAGAAAAGAAATGGAATTAAAACAAGGTGAAGAACTACGTCTTGTACAACATATGAAAGATATTACTGATTTAGATAATTTATCTCTTAGAATAAAAGATATGAGAACTAATTATGGAAAAGTTAAATTAAAAGCAAATTTACTTCAATATTTTTTAAATGAAAAATATAATACTGCATCACATATTGTATTTTATTCATTACAAAATGATGTTACCGACGATGAAGAATTACAGAACTATATTAATCCTATTATTTTAAAATATAAACAAAGATTTGAAACATATGACATGCATTCATTACAAATGAAAAATTTATCATCATATTTGCCGCCATTGGACCCATTATATTCTGGTAATATGAAATTAGATGATTGGCAATTAGATGTATTTAAAAAAATAGAACAGAAAAAAAATATTTTAATTTGTGCTCCAACATCTGCAGGTAAAACTGTTGTATCTTCATATTGTGCAGTATTAGGGAATAAAACAATTTTTGTAGTTCCATCAGATGAATTAGCTCGCCAAGTTGCGGGTATATTTAGAAATATATCTGATATGGTTGTTAAGGTAGTAACAAATAAAGAATACTTTACAGATGGAGATTATAAAGTATTAGTAGGAACACCAGTTAAATTAGAAGAATATTTAACTTTAAATGGCTTTAGCGAATTTACGTATGCCATATTTGACGAGTGGCATATGTTAAACTCTGAAGAAGGAGCATCATATGAAAAATTATTTAAATTATTAAAATGTCCATTTTTAGCATTATCAGCAACATTGGAATCCCCTACTAGAATAAAAACATGGATGGAAGAAGTCAAACAAGAAGAAGTTATATTAATTGAATATAAAAAAAGATTTATTGTTCAACAAAGATATTTATGGAATGATAATGAATTAATACATTTACATCCATTATCATGTATAGATACTGCTTATTTAAAAGGCAATGAATTTAATAAAAATGATTTATCTTTTACACCACGTGATTCTTTCGATTTATACGAAAAAATAAAAGACAAATGTGGAAAAGAAGAAGTACAGCATTTACATCCTCGTGTTATATTAAATAAAAATAAATGGGATCAAATTACTTTAACTGAAACAATTCAAGTAGAAAAAGAACTTAAAACATATTTACAAAATCTTGCTAATACAGATGAAGAATTAGCAAGTAAAATATTAGATGAATACAAAATTGAAGAAATAAATACAGATTTCGATTTAATTAAATTAATCAAGATTCTTCTTAAAAAAAATATGTGTCCGGCTATCTTTTTTAAAATAAGCCCTATACGATGTCTTCAAATTTTTAAAATGATCGTTAAAAAATTAGAAGATAATCAAAATGAAAAATTTCCACATCATAATGAAGATTTAACATTTAGACAACAGTTTTATACTAAATTAGTAGATGATGTTAAAACTACTAGAGAAAAAACTAAATTACCACAAGGTGCCGACGCTGAATCATTTTTTAAAGATCAAGAAGACAGAATTGAACGTTTAGTATTAGATGAACTAAAATTAAAATATACAAGTATGATTCAAAAAAGAATCAAAAGAATTAAAGAAAGTAAAATTGAAGATAAAAAAATTAAATATTACGAACTATATTATACTAAAGAATTAGATGAAATAAACAATCTATCAAGACTATTTCCAGTTGATAAAGATAGACCGCATCCTGAATTTTGTTTTAATAATATGGGAGTTGATTCATATGAAATGAGGAAAATTAAACGCGAATTAAGATCAACACTTGGACATTATATTGATTATAATCATCCTTTTTTGATTGGAATTGAAAGAGGCATTATTCCCTACTTTAAAGATATGGAAGTGCCATTTCAGAGAATTGCACAAAGTTTATTTTCGCAAAAGAAAATTCCTATTGTAATATCCGACGAAAGTTTAGGATATGGCATTAATTTACCAATTAAAACTGTCGTCATGTTAGGAGAAGTTACAACAGAAACATTAAATCCAACTATTGCTAGTCAAATGTCTGGTAGATCTGGTCGTAGAGGAATTGATAGAGAAGGTAATATTATTTATGTCGGAGTAAATTGGAAAAATATTCTTAAAGGTCAATACGAATTATTAACGGGCAAGAATCCCATCGATAAATCATTACCTTTACCCTTTTACTTTAATAAATTTAATCGCGATGATATTATGCGACTATTTAATAAAACATTAAATGATTATACATATAATAATGAATACAATCCCAATAATACATCAAGGCAAATACTTGCTAGTATTAAAAATGATAAACCAAATTATTGCAGAAAACCACAATATGCAATGTTAATATGGTCTTGTAGAAATTTTGGACAAAATTCATTTTATTTACCACATGTTATAAATAGTATTTTACAAGCAGATCAATATCAGGTATTTGAGGTATTTGCATGTATGTTTGATGTCGAAGACGACCATACAACATTAGACGACAATCATCCGATATATAATATGTTTAATTCTGATAATAGACCACAATTATGCAATGGTGAATATTTATTATCTGTATTTAAGAAAAAAACATTAAACGATTCACAGGACATTAAAAGATTAAAAACTATTGCAAATCTTATATCAGTATTACATACTAATTTACTAAGCATGACGATAGATAATAAGAAACCATTCATTAATATGTTGGAAACATTATTTAGCAGTTTAAAAATATTAATTAAAAAACATCTATTTTAAATTATTATTATATAAAAATAAATTTAATAAAATTTCAAAAATTAAATTTATTTATCAATAACTGATTTTCCTACATTATAAAATAGAACTAATACTAAATATAATGTTATACTTAATCCCATTAAATTAAATGGCAGTAATGTTAAAAACATTTCTGTATTAAATTCATAATTTGTTGTATTAAAGAACATAATATTAAAGAATATTATAATTGTTAAACTTAATAAAAATATAAAAACAATCGCTTTTTTAATTTCATCATTATAAATATTTTTTTTATTATCCATATATTAAACCTATATTTTAAATATTTAAAAAAATGAAATTTAACTTTATTAATAATAATACTACTAATATACTATAATGCCAGAGTTTGTTAAAAAAATTGGTAATCAAGAATACTATGAAATTGACGGAACTAGAGCTGCAGGGATTATACCATTTTATATTGAAGATAATCAAGTCAAATTACTAATTAATACAGAATATCGTAAGACTGGATTATTCTATAATGTGTTAGGAGGAAAGGTAGACAGATTTGATGATAAAATAGAAGATACAATGATGCGAGAATTTAATGAAGAAACTGGATTTTTAGTATCTGATATTATTAGAGATTATTATAATAATAAAAATCTCTCAAAACATAATATATTCTTTGATAAATCAAAATACATGCTATCATTGTTAAATATTAGCAATTCAAAAACATGGGAATTATTACCTTATAATTATAAAGAAATATTTAAAAATATCGAATCATTTCATGATAGAGAATCAGAAGATTTACTATGGATCGACTTATTTACATTTAAAGGAGATACTACTTATTTATTATCCATTATATTAAATAAATTAAAAAATTATCATTTATTTAAAAAATATAATATAGATGATGAGCCATTATTTGTAGATTAAAATATTATATTTAATATATGAACTCTATAATAAATATTATACTAAAATATGATATTAAATTACTATTATTGATAATATCATTATCAATTATTACATTATTATTATATGCGGATATGTCTAGTGAACCTAATTTAACTAGTAAATAAAATAATTTTGATTTTATTATTTTAAGAGATATATATATAAATAAAAATGGAATTAAAATATTCAGATATACTTAATAATCAACCAATTTTTAATATTGGGTCAATCGGTCATGTTGCACATGGAAAAAGTACTTTAGTAAAATCAATGACTGGAATTAAAACACAGAAATTTTCTTCTGAACAGGAAAGAAATATTACTATTCATATTGGTTATGCTAACACAAAAATATTTATGGATAAATACCATAATTTACACACAGTACCCAGTAAACATGAATCATTAATTGACGACGAAGGAAATCAAATGATTCTAGTTGGACATATTAGTTTTGTTGATGTTCCTGGACACGAAGCATTTATGTCCAACATGATCAGCGGAGCTGCTGTAATGGATGCATGTATTTTAGTTATTGCAAGTAATGAAACTATACCGCAACCACAAACTTATGAACACTTTCAAGCTGTTCGAAATTTAAATATTAAGGATTTTATTATACTACAAAATAAATTAGATCTTGTTGAAGAATCATCTAATGAAAAAATATTAGATAATATACAGAAATTTATACAAAATTCTGTTGCTGAAAATGCAACTATTATTCCATCCTCAATACAAAATAATATAAATAAAAATGAAATATTAAAAACTATTTTAAATTTATCAAATGAAAAAAATATTAAGATATTAAATGAAAAAGTAAATGAAGATCTTAAAATGATAATCATCCGCTCATTTGATATTAATAAACCAAATACAACATATGATATGATAGAAGGAGGTGTAGTCGGAGGATCGCTCATTAGTGGTAATTTAAAAATTGGAGATTATATTGAAATGAGGCCTGGATTTATTATTGATAATAAATATAGACCTATTTACTCTAGAGTAAAATCTTTACAATCAGATACAAAAAAATTAAATTATGCATTACCAGGAGGATTAATTGGAATATGTCTCGACATTGATCCAAGTTTAACCAAATCAAATGAAATGGTTGGTCAAATTTTGGGTCATATTGGAAAAATGCCAGAAGTATATGATGAAATTTTTATGTCATTCGATGAAATTAGTAGATTTAATAATTCAATTGAAAAAATTAAAACAAACGATGATGTTTTATTAAGTATAAATTCAATGAATATCAAAGCAAAAGTAACCAAATGTAAAAATAAAAAAAATTTAATTAGTTTTAAATTATTAACCCCCGTTTGTATATTTGAAAAACAAAAAATCGCCATATTTAAACTAAAATGTGCGAATTGGATTTTATATGCAACAGGTACATTCTTAGACGGTATTGAATGTGAACGTTACAACATAGAGAAAAAAGTATATAGCGATTTAGTTGATAAAAATATTAATAATCATATTACAATCATTAATGATTTTGATGATATAAAATTTAATTTAAAACCTTATAATGAAATAGTTCAAAACATAATTTTTAAAAATGATACTGTATCTAATATTAATATTCATCCACCAATTGTTAAAAAAATTAATAGAGATTCAGTTTATCTTAATTATAATGTTTTATTAGATGCTTTTAATAAAACAGCAAAAGAAATTACATACAATAATATCTTTTTAGAATTCTTAAAAGAAGAAACCAGTACTACATGTGATATAAATAAACAAGGTATTGCAATCCGCGGTAACTTCCGAAATACACATATCCAAAATATTATTATTAAATTTTATAAAAAATATAAGATATGCAATATATGCAAATCACAAGATAGTTTTCTATTAAAAGAAAATAGACGATTATTTAAGAAATGTATTAATTGTAATTCGCAATCATGTATTTAAAAAAATAACAGTTGGAATCTTATATAAATCAATATATGTTATCTAATATGTTTTGTAAAAATATACATTATATGAAATATTACAAATTAAGACCAATATTATTTGATATATATAATAATAAAAATATATCTAATACTACTTTAGAACATATAATACCACAATCTATTTATAAAAAAAAAGATAAAATATTATGTAGAGATTTACATAATATAATATTATATCCGGCGAAAGTAAATATGCATAGAAGTAATTTTAAGTATATATCAGATTTTACAATATATGAAGATTCTATTATTTTGGATAAAAATGGTAATATACATCGCTATGATAAACCATTATATGATAACTTTTATATTAAAAATGATAGAATGAAATATTTCCTTCCTAGTAATAAATTTAAAGGTGCTATATCACGTGCAGCAATGTATTTTTTATATACATATCCGAAATATAGAGATAATATATTAAGAAATATTATCGACCCATACACAATATTAACTTGGCATCACCAACATCCGGTTTCAGAATTTGAACTATATAAAAGTTATGAAATTTCGAAAATACAGGGTAATGAAAATCTTTTTATTAATCAACCTCAATTATTAGTACCTAAAATGGAAAATATTTTACAAAAAGATTTACAAGTATTTGATAATTACAAATATTAAATGAAATATTTATTTTTTTTATCACGTTCTAAACTTCGAGCTTTAGTAATAGAATATCTTTTATTTTCTTTCTCTTTAGAAGTTTTGTTTTTTTGTATTTCATTTTCATCTTTCTTATCTTTTTTATCTTTTTTATCCTTAGTATTAACTTTAAGTTTATCCATACTTATATATCTATTAACTATTTTAAATCAGAGACTGTGTAAAACTTAATTGATGTAAATAATATAATAATAAAATATCAATTTTAATATTATATTATGACTAAAAATTGAAATATATATACAATAAAAATAAATAACATAGTTATTAAATAGTTAAAATGGACATTGAAGATGTTACTGGTTTTAATGAAAACCGTAATATACTCAAGGACTTCGATCTACAGATATTAAAAGATTTTATAATATCTATAATTCAACAAAATCCACATGATAATGAATCATATGAACTAGCAAATAAAATAGCTAGACGCAAATATCGGATTAATCCTAAAAAATCACAGATAATTCATTGCTTTCGTCAATTAATTTCAGAAGGTGAAATTAATTCTAATGACCAAGTTGAAAGATTGATGACAAAAAAATTAGTACGTATTATGTCAGGTGTTGAAGTAATTACAATTTTTACTTCTCCAAAACCTGAATTTACAAATAAAAAAACTGGGGAACGTAAACAACAATCATTTAGTTGTGGAAAGAATTGTGCTTATTGTCCTAAAGAAGAAGAATTAACAATTCGTTCAATCGTTACTGACATATCAATTGGACATCATCTTATTAAAATATCTATGAAAACAGATAATCCAATTGATGAATTACGGGTAATTACTTATGTTACTAAGGACGATGGAACCCAACTTTATTGTAGAAATTACAAGAACTTTGACGATGATAAAAGAACCTTTGATATTTTTATGACAAAAAAATTTGGAGAGCAGCTTCAAATTGGAGAAACAGTTAATTGTACTAAAGTAGAACAATCAAGAAGTTATATTTCAACTGAACCAGGTGTTAGACGTGCTAATCAAAGTGATTATGATGCTGTTTTACAATTTTTTGATCGAGCTAGTTCACTCGAAAATTGTGGACATAATATTGATAAAGTAGAATTACTTGTACTTGGGGGAACATGGAGCCATTATCCTATTGAATATCAAGAAGAATTTATTCGAGATACATATTACGCTGCGAATATATTTTATAATCGTAAAGAAAGGGAACGTCAATCTCTTGAGAATGAAATTAATATTAATCAAACAGCCAAATGTCGTATTATTGGTTTAACTCTTGAAACTCGTCCTGATTGTATTAATAAATATGAAATTGAAAGATTTCGTAAATATAATTGTACACGGGTACAGATTGGAGTACAGCACACTGATGACGAAATTCTAACTAAAATAAATAGGGGATGTTATAATAAAGATACAATAAATGCATTTCAACTATTAAAAAAAAATTGTTATAAAGTTGATGCACATTGGATGCCAGATTTACCTGGTAGTAGTTATGAAAAGGATTTAGCTATGTTTAATGACATACTAGGTGTATCTAATATTACATATAAAACAAATATTCAATTAAATCAAATTATAATTTTTGTGATTATAAATATTATAATTCTTTCTCTAACTAATATGTATATAAGTATTCCTACTATTTTAATTTCATCTCATATAATTATTAATTATAATAAAAATTATATTATATATGAACTTACACATCCTGAACTCCAGGCTGATCAATGGAAAATATATCCAACAGAAGTTACTAGATGGACTCAAATATTTGATTGGTATAAAGATGGAATATATAAACCATATGCTGAAGAAAAAAACCCGGATGATAAATATAATAAACTTATCACATTGATACTCCATGTTAAAAAGAATGTATTTCCATGGATCCGTCTCAATCGTGTGATACGTGATATACCAGAAAGTGAAATATTTGGAGGAAATAGTTGTACAAATCTACGACAACATCTTCATAAAATTCTTAAAGATAATGGTGAAATATGCAAATGTTTACGTTGTAGAGAAGTAAAAAATCGCACTATTGACACAAATAATATCAAAGAAGTTATTCGACAATATAATGATATTGACGCAACTGAATATTTTATCTCAATGGAATCATATGATGAATCTATCGTATATGGGTTTTGTAGATTGAGAATTAATCATAATAATAATAATGTTATGAAACTAATACACGATCATGCTCTTATTCGAGAATTACATGTATATGGTGTAATGACACCACATTATTCATCCAAAACTACACGTACACAACATCATGGATTTGGAAAAACTATGTTAAAGAGGGCAGAACAAATAGCTTATATGGATGGAATAAAAAAAATGGCTATTATTTCTGGTGTTGGGGTTAGAGAATATTATAAGAAGAGAGGTTATACTTTGAGTAACAACTTTATGGTCAAGGATTTGACATTTTTAAATAATTTTTGTATAAATTAATCACTCAGTGATGAAATTGAATCTGAATCATTTCCTATTTCATTACAGAGTGATAAATCTAAAACATTTTCATCATTACAGAGCGATAAATCGGAATCTGGATCTAGATCTGGATCTGGATCCAGATTATTTTCAATTTCATTACTTTTTTTAAGTCGTCGCCATTTTACATAAGATTCATTGAATTTTTTTGCACGATCTAATTCTACAAGTTTCTCATGTTCATATGGATTAGGATAACCACACTTAATGTATTTCTCACGCATTTCCTTTTCAAACTCAAGTAATTCGGGAATTTTTTCAACTGTTAATAACCATCTCTTATGATTCCATTCTCTAAATTCTTTTTGTTTTTTCAAAATGTTTATTCTTTTTTTTGACTTTCGGCGACGTTCTCTAGCTTTTTTTCTTTCATTGTCCATGTTATTATATTCATCTTCATCAAAGAAATTTAATATTCTTTGAGCTTGAATTGATATTCGGCGACGGTTTCTAGCTTCTTTTCTTCCATCTACTGCACGTTTTCTCATACTCAACTTTCATGTAATAGAATCACTTGACGTTAGGCTTCTGAATAACTATAATTATTTATAATATACTGATAATATTTATTCAATTTTTTTTAATTTATAAATTATTCAACCATCCACTTAACGCATCCATACCTTTAATATTTTCTGCACTAACTTCACTATTATCTGAATTGTATGAAAAGTTTGTTATTGCAAATCTAGCAGTATAGCCTTCATTTATACCAAATGCATTACCTGGTAATAATGCAATACCTGTATCATCTAATAGTTGTGTACAAAAACCAGTATCTGTCATGATATTATTATTTTTTAATTTATCTGAATAGTATCCAAAATCTAAATACATATAAAATGCCCCTTCGCCCTTATGAACTTTTATATTTAACTCAATAAATTTTTTATAAAAAAAATCATTATACATCATTAAACACTTAATATTATCCTGGTTATATTCGATCATTTTATTAAAATTATTAAATATTGATATCGCACCATATTGTAAAGGCGTGTTAACACATGAAAATGTTTCACTTGCACATGATATTACCTTTTGTTTTAATTCAGATAATTTATCTGGAAATATAAGATATCCTAAACGATAACCTCCAGAATGACACCATTTTGACAATCCATTGGATACAATAGTATTTTCAGGATATAGTTCTAATAATGTATTATGTTGATTATTAAAGTTAAGATATTGATATATCTCATCTGAAATTATTGTTATATTTTTTTCTTTACATACATTTACTATATCTTGTAATTCTTTTTTAGAATACGTTAATCCAGTAGGATTATTTGGAAAATTAATTAATAAAAATGAATTATCAGTATGATCCATTATTTGTTCTGGTGTGATTTTCCACTTTTGTTCAAAGGTCGTATTAGTAACTTTAAATTTTTTATTAAATATCAATAACTGATTAACATAAGATACCCAATATGGAGCTATAAAATAGATATCTTCATCTATGCTTAAATTTAATAAACATAAAAGCTCTTTAGTACCTGGTCCTATTATAATATTATTTTCATTTATGTTAACATTATGAAAATTTTTATAATGGTTCACAATTGAATATCTTAATTCTGAAAGTCCTTGTACAGGTAAATACCCATTTTTATTCATATTTTTGATTATCATATCTTGAAAAAATTGGGGGGGTTTAAAAGGACTTTGGCCAAAGCCATAATTATATATTTCCCTATTATCTCCTACAAGCTTCTTACACAGTTCATTAATTTTTAATGTTTGTGATATTCCGATATTTTTTATCATTACTATATAAATAATTTATAAAAAAAATATCTAATCCATCAACATTGGTTAATGGATGTAATTCTATATAAAATATGAAAAAAATATGTTTTAATCGTTAATTACTATTAAAAACATATAAAATGGAGCTATCTTATCCGTATAGACTATATCCATTAAGTTCTCGGAATATATTAACGGATTATATATCGTCTTATTATAAATCAGAAATAATCGATTTATATAATAAATTAGATGATTTAAATAAAGATTATAAAAATAACAAACCTTTAATAATCTTGATTATTGGATCATTGATTGATGATAATACAGAACATAGATATTCTGTAGAACATCAATATCAACATTTACCTAAATTTATTCATAATTATATGTTAAATAATGATAATCCAATAAAAATATTATGTGTGTCTCCAGGAAATGGAAAAGATACTAAAACATCGTCTCGATTTATAAAATTAACACAAGACGCATATGAATGGTCTAGGAAAAATAAACACGATTATAAAAGCAAAAAATATCCTAGATTGACATATTCATTCTATAATACTCTTTTTCCTGAATTTATAGAAACAGATTTTGTAAAAATCAGAAATAAATATGTATATTTGTATGATAATCAAATAACAACATATCGAATTCCAAAATTATATTATAGAAATAAGAACTTTCAAGATCTATATGATATTCAAATTGAAACTAACACTCGGATTTATTTAAAGTTTAAAAAAGATGACCATAATATGCAATTTAATTATATGTGTAATAATTTACCATCAGATTATGATTTATTATTTGTTAATAATTTTAATACTCGATTAACTGACTTAACAAATAATTTAAAATATCATTCAGGATCACTATTAATTTTAAATTATGCAGTATTTCATGAAAATTGGGCAATGGTGCCTTCATCTTATTTTTGTCAAACAATGTATGATAATTTTACAAAAAGTAATTGGCAGAACGTTAAAATATTAACTTATTCATTTGAAAGAGATTCGAGTATTTTATATGATATCAATAAAAAAACATATTCATATGAAGATAGTACATTAGAAATGGCTATTGCTGAAAGTTCACAAATTGAAATTAATGATAAAAAAAATGAATATATTGACTGCAAAGATAAAATAATTATCAATGGGATGAACTTTAAAATAATTAAAGTTCATCCCGACGGTGATTGTATTTTTAATGCTGTATTTAAACAGTTTGATAACTTGCAAATTACAATTAAAGATGTACGCAAACTAATAATATCTCAAATATTAATTTGCGATAACGTTCAAAATTTATTAAAAGAAGAGTTGAATACTCGTTTAGAATATAACGATTTAATTCAAAACAAAGGTATTGATTATGTATTTGATCTACATATATATTTTATGAAAGAAGGTCCTAAATGTGATAATGCCGAAATCATTCGGAATATATATAAATTACCATTAGATGTATATTATGGTAGTAATTATGAATTAAGTATTTTAAGTAAATTATTAAAAGTTAATATTAGAATTATTAATATTAATAATAAAATCATCGATATTCTATCATTAAATACAGACTATAAAGACATATATATTAAATTTAATGAAAATCACTATGATATGGCTAAATTACAATATCATTCTAATATCCAATCTCATAATATTGAGATACATTTACAATCAAATGCAATGCATAAATATAATACACGAGTTCACAAGTTTATAACTTATGATTATTAATATATTAAGATTTTTTAAAGCACATACATTGTTCTGATTTATAATCAATTAACATTTCTTCTAAATATGTATTGTAATCTCGTATACGTTCTATCTCATCTAATTCCCGCTCATCTGGAAAATAATATACCTTACAACAAAATCCCAGAGAAAAACTTGATAAGCCTGCCAACATATATAAATATAACATTATTATACTAATAATCAATATATATATACATATTAAACACAAAATAACGAGAACTTAATAGTCCTATTAATATATATACAAGTATATATATTAACAATTAATTTGTTTTATAATTCTAAATTTTTAATATAAGATTCATACTCCTCTTCATTCATTAATTCGATGTTTTCTAAATCTTTCTTATCATATTTAATTTTTACGATCCATCCTGTATGTAACGGATCTGTATTTATTACCGATTCCGCATATTCATTATTTATTTCTATGATAACACCATTTACTGGCATATAAATATCATTTGCTGCTTTCGTAGATTCTAGTACCGTAAATGGTTCCTTTGATTTAAATGCAGTATTAATATTCGGACTATCAACATAAACAATTTCTCCAATATTTTGCAACGCATATCTGGAAATCCCTATATTTGCAATATTATTCTCCTTATTTATTTTAATATATTCGTGCGTTTTTGTATATTTGAAGGTAGAAATAAACATGCTTTTATTATACATGCTTAATATATATTTCGACATATGCCTCTGCATTATATACATTTCTTATATTTCACTATATTATATTAATTTAAGTCATTTTAGTATTTTATTAATAAAATAAATCATATCTATATACCTCTTCGAAATAATAGTTTATATAGATTGATCTGTATTATTATTACCGCTTTAAATGATATATTAATTAAAATTATATAAATAAATAGCTATTTCAAATATAAATTATGAGCTCATTCCAAGAAAAGTTAGATGAATTTTATTTAAATTATGATACAGCTTCTATATTAAAAGAAGATAGTAAAACAAATGATATTGTAAATATGTTTAAAACAGAATTAGATTATCCAGAGATATTAACGACTGCAATATTAAAATTTCCAAAAACATTTTTAAAGAGCGTTGTTATGAGAATTAAAGTTAGTCTAAATAAAGTGGAAAATAGTGAATTAAAAAACGATCTACTAAAATATAATCATGATTTAGAACCTATTTTAGATAAATTATTAAGTGAAAATTATAATGCTCCACATGTAGAGGTAGTAAAAGTTAAAGTAAAAGAACCAAGAGTAAGGGCAAAACCCAAAGCAAAAGCAAAACTACTAGAACAAATTAAAGTAGTAGAAGAAGTAGAAGAAGTGGATGAAGACGGTGAAGAAGCAGTGGAAGAAGCAGCAGCAGTTGAAGAAGTGGATGAAGACGGTGAAGAAGCAGTGGAAGAAGCAGCAGTGGAAGTAGCAGTAGTGGAAGAAGCAGCAGTGGAAGTAGTGGAAGAAGATCAACTTTCAGATGATCAAGTAGTTGAAAGGTTTTTACAAGGAAATATTACAGAATCTGCTAAGAATATGGTATCTCTTGTAGATATGTATGAGTCATATGAGATGTTTTGTAAAAAACATAATTATGAAACAATGATACCATCCCCATTTAAGAAATCTTTAAAAATAAAGATGGGTAAGCCTGAAGGAAAAGGTGATAAAAGTATTTATAAAGGATATAAACTTTCTAGTATTTAGCATTTAGCATTTAACTATGTAAAAATTATATATAATTTTTACATTTTATTAATAAAATAATTTATGATTTTTTGATAGTTTGAAATATTAAAAATCATAAATGAAATATCTTTTACTGGTATGTAATTATATGATTTAACTTTTGTCAATCCTAATATTTTATAATAATCGGTTTTATCATAAACCATATATAACATTTGAATTATTAGATGATTAATATCTGTATTACTAAAAAAAAAATCAGAACTTTTTTTGTAATTCAAATCTTTCTCGAAGAAAATATAAAAGTTTATATAATTTGGATATAGGTACAATATATTTTCTTTTACTTTATTCCAAATATCTTTATTATCAAACATTTTCATAAATATTATATCAATCCCATATGGATCGGATACGGTCTTTGATATTTTCCATTTATTTTCACGATAAATATCTGTAATAGTATTCACGCGACACAAAGACCAAATAAATAATATCAATTGTTCACTATTCGATTCATAGCTATTCTTTGGATGTTTAACATGTGTGACTAAACCATAATCTATTAAAGAATATTGATATGTTGAATTTATTTTATTTTTTCCTATTATAATTGGTGATTTAGTACGAATATATGTAATATTATATGGATGTAAATCATTGTGTTTATATCCATTTTTTTTCATTATATTTAGAGCATATAAAATTTGAATAATAAAAGAATATTTTTCTTGTAATGGTAAGTAATTTTTTTTTAATAAATTATAACATGTTTTATTTTTATATTCATACATAATATCTAAACACCATTTTGAATCATACAATTTTTTATCTATTTTAATATTTTCATACTTTTCATAAATTGGGCATATAATTATTTCATATTTAATCATCTTCATGAAATATACCTGCTTATATTTTGGCAATTTATTAACAAATTCAGAAAATTCTATTTCTTTCCAAATTTTAAATTTTAGATTCTTCTTAATTTCTGTTTGTAAAATTTTTTGTCTTTTTAGGATATATTTAATATTATTATTTTTTAATATATATATATTGCTATTGAAACCATTAATTTGGCCATTATCCATTATATTATATAATAAAAAAATTGAAATATGTTAATAATACTTAAATGTAAATATATATTTAAATATTATTGAATGTAATTATGATCGATTTTATATTACCAGGAACAAAATTAAATTTATATAATGTATTGTTTGTAGGTTATTACAATACAGATGTATATCAAATTTTGTCCGAATCTGATGATGATATAAAAAAATTTTTAATAAATGATTGTAAATTATTGCAACGTAATAGTTCAAATAAAACAATTCATGAATTATTTGAAGATATTAAAAAAAAAACAAATAATTTAAGTTTTAGTTTTGCAAGAGGAAGATATTTTTATATTAAAAGTATTATTTTAGTTAAAAATTTTAAAGAATTAGAATTAGAATTAGAATTAGAATTAGAATCTGAATCTGTATTAGAACAGGAGTCACAATCATATCTATATTCTTTCTTCAGGTGTAATATATTATAATTTAATCAATCTTCATTTAATATATTATTAAAAATAATAAAATTGAAAATACTACACTTACACTTAGACCATTACTTGTAATTATATGTAATAACAAGTAATGGGGGAAATTTTATCTCTAATTACACCACATAAAGATGACTCCTCGATTTTTATTGATACTAATAATAATGATACTGATATGGAAGTTCCACCATTAAATATCGGCCAAGTGTTTAGTCAGGTGCAACGCATGCATCGGGGACGGGTGGTATATCCAGTTACTGGAAACGTCATAAAAACCTCAGAAAGAAATCAAGAAGAAAATAGATGTATAGAATGAAAATCTTTATTATATATAAATATATTACTTGTCATATATAAGCTCTTAGTTCTTTAAGACAAACTTTAGAAAAAAATTGAAAAATAAAATTTTAATATAACTCATTCATTTATAGATTTTAATGCAAGTAACAACACTACTCGCAACAACAACGATATACAACTAGCAACAAGATGTCATCAACCAATACTACTCTTACGATTTGCCCGAAATGCAAAGAAACGCATGATACACCCGTGAGGTTCTGTGGAGAATGCGCGTACGGCCTATGGTACAAGTTTTGCACTGGTTGCGGCGTAGCCGCAACCGGAGTGATGATGTGCGATTGTGGTACAAGCTTACAAAAACCACAAACCAAGAAGGTTGGCGAAGTAGCCGGTGGAGGAACCGATGTAGGATCCCAAACCCAGAAGGTTGGCGAAGCAGCCAGTGGAGGATCCCAAACCCAGGTGGTTGGCGAAGCAGCCGGTGGAGGGGCCGATGTAGGATCCCAAACCCAGGT